TTGGCCGAGCTGTGCTTCCGGATCGAGGCGAAGATTACCCCGAAGAACAAGGATCGGTACGGGCGCACCGTCGCGGACGTGGAGTGCCGCGGGCAGGATGCGGGGAAGGCCCAAGTGCAGGCCGGTTTGGCATGGGTCTACGACCGGTACTCGAAGGGGTACGAGACGCTGTACCCGCTCCAGGATGAGGCCCGGGTTGTACGGCGCGGGCTGTGGAGCCAGCAGGCGGTGCCGCCGTGGGAGTGGAGGCGCAAGTAGCAACAAAACGACAGCACCGATCTTATGAAAGTTGCGAAATTTCGAAAATTAGAAATTTTTGTGTGATAATGCTCGTGTGCATGACGAATACCGAACCCCAGGCCAATTGATTGAGGCTCTGCTTCAGGAGAGAGGCTGGACTCAACGTGTCCTTGCAGCTGTCCTGACGATGAGTGAATCCACGCTCAACAAGCTGATGCTTGGGAAGCAGGCTGTTTCCGCTGACATCGCTATCACCTTGGAAGAGGTGTTTAAGGTGGATGCCGCTAGGTTTTTAGAGTTGCAGCAGGCTTTTGACCTGGCGCGCGCTCGCATCGTTGCCAAACCCGATCTTTTAAGAGCTAAGCGCGCTCAAATGTTTGCCGATTTCCCTATCAACGAATTAATCCAGAGACGCTGGATCAACGTTGACAGCATCCGAAATATTGATGCTGTAGACGCTGAGTTGATGAAATTTTTCGACGGGAAGAGTGCTGCCCAGATATCTGCCACGCCGCATGCGGCTAAGAAAACATCAGCCGGAGAAGAGCCCTCGCCACCTCAGTTAGCTTGGCTCTACAGAGTACGGCAAATTGCCAAAGAGCTGCTTGTGCCAAAGTATCAAGAGGACGCCGCGCGCGCCGCGATTCCCAAGCTTCAAGCCTTACTCAGCGCTCCGGAAGAGGCGCGGCATGTTCCGCGCATTCTGCAAGAATGTGGCATCCGATTTGTCATCGTGGAGGCGCTCAAATCGTCCAAAATCGACGGCGTTTGCTTATGGCTAGACGAGCGCTCACCCGTAATTGGCATGACGATGAGATTCGACCGCATGGATAACTTCTGGTTTGTGCTGCGTCACGAACTAGAACACGTCTTTCGTGGTCACGGCAAGGTGGAACCGTCGCTAGACGTGGACATCAATGGAGACGTCGTCGATGAAGAGGAAAAATTGGCTAATGCTGCCGCCTCTGAGTTTTGTGCACCAAAGGTGCGCATAGACAGCTTCATCAAACGCAAGGCGCCCATCTTCCCAGAACGTGACTTCCTGGGCTTGGCGAAAGTGCTCGGCGTGCATCCAGCGCTCGTGGCCGGACAGATTCAATTCAAGACAGGCCGGTATGACTTGTTCCGGTCACATATGGCAAAGATTCGTGATCGCGTCTTGCCTAGTGCGGTGGTGGATGGCTGGGGCGACGTTGCACCAGTTGGCTTGAGGTAAGGAATAAGTATGACCAAAAACGAACGGCTACAGGCGTTGATCTACCGGTACAAGCAGGAAACTGGTGAGAGGGCCGTCGATTTGGAAAAGGTCGCCGATTGGGCTATCAAACAAGGGGCTACGCTACCTAAGCCAAAGACTGCGCGAGAGCTGTTCGCGGCCCAGCTGGCTGACGCAGCACGTGCCGAATATCGCGTCGACCACAAGACTGGCTTGTCTTACCGCGCGAATCATGCCCTGCGCAACAGGGCGCATGATGGCAGGCAGATGGTGCTTTGGGTTGACATTGAAGATGCGACTCGACCGCAGATGCTGTGGTCACTCACAGATCGTCGACAGCAAATGGTCGGGGATGCGGTGCACCTCAAGATCGACGAGATGATCTGGAACAGCAGGCACCCCAACGAAGAGCCGATTCAACAGGAAATGGACTTCACATACGACGTTGAGGAGCGGTTAAATTCGCCCGGCTTCGGTACTGGAGAGGCAGCATAAGGTATTGATCTGCCATTATCCGTTCCAACCAGCCCGCTCCGCGCGGGCTTTTTCATGGGCGAAGTGGCCGTACTGTCTCAGCCTTCTTGCGAAGGACAGCCATCAAGCGGTTCGCGCTGAACGCCATGTCGCTGACACAAGCGATCCATGTCGCGTGCAGCCGCCGACCGGTCAGAGCTCGGGAACGTCACGCGCGCAATCAGATGCTCTTCGACATCTTCTAGCGGGATATACGTGCGTTCGCTCGCGATGCCAACCCATTGCACCAGCACGTTCAGCGCATCTGTTGAAGCAGTGTTCTGTGCGAAAAAACCCGCAACCGGATCACGAGTGAACCGGTAGGTCCCGACGAGGTTGGTCATGCCCGCATGGTACTGCGTCGGGGCTTTCAGGCTCAACCCGCTATCCCGCTGCAAACCGCCCCTGCTCCACCGCGTCCCGCCGCTTGGTCGGCAGATACACGCCTTCCCGCGCCTCCCGGATGCGCTTCTGACGCGCAGCCACGCTCCGCGCCAGTTGCATCGGCAGGATGCGCCGCCTCGGGTTTTTCTCGTTGAACCGCTGAATCGCCTCGCGCGCCTCGGTCTTGCCCGCCTCGTCACCAGCCATGGCCGCCATGGCGAACTGCTCGACCAGACTGCTGCGCCGTGCCATGAGCGCGCGGTCATTGCCCACGACGGCCGCCTTGCCCTCGTAGGCGTTGCGCACAGAGGACGGCGAGAATCCGGCCGCCTGGCCCCACAGCGCCGCAGCATCCACTTCATCCTGCACCATGATGCCGGTCTTGTCCTTCACCCCTTCGGTCTCATAGCGCCAAGCCTTGAGCGGCCCACGCAGCGCGCTGGGCACCATGGTCTCCAGCCCCCGCTGGTAGCGCCCCTCGCTCATCTCCTGCAGGCCCTTGAGCACATTGACGCCAATACCGGCCACCGGCCCCAGGGCAGCAGTCATGGCGGACTCAGCCAGGCGCTGGCCTTCCAGCCCTTCTTGCACATCGGGGAATATCAGCTTGTCCATGCCCACCCGCCCCGAGATGTCCCAAGGCGTGAGGCGTGAGAGACCGTGAGCCAGGACCTCGGCAGGCTTTTGGCCAAAGGTGTCGGCCAGCATGTTGCGCAACGCCACCTGAGCGTCCCAGGGTTCATCATCGTCTCCTCCCAGCATCGATGCTGCAGCCAGCAGCGTGGTCACCATGGGCAGGCCCAACACGCCAGCAGCCATGCCATGCATAGCGAGCAGGCCGCCCAGCGCTTTGCGAGCCTCAGCGCGCACCTCAGGCGTGGCGCCTTGCAGGGACTGCTGAGCATTGCGCACCAGCGTGTAGATCATGTTCTGGCCATACTGCTTGAACAGCAGCAGCACACGGGCCACGTTGCCCTGCATCACGCGCGGGCGGTTGTTGGACGAGTAGTCGAAGTGCCCGTCGTAGGTAGCCTGCACCGCCTGCTGGTACGCGCTCTCCCGCCCGGCACCGCCTTCGCGCGCAAGCCTGTAGGCAGCCACGAAGGTGACTTGGCGGTTGAACTTCTCAGCGTGGTGAAACAAGAAGCTCGCGGCGCGCATCGCCGGACGCAGCTTGTAGGAGACATTGCGGTCTTCACCCTGGGCGATGCCGGCCAAATCGTGGGCCATGGTCACGTCCACCACCCCCGAGCGCACGGCCTCCTCGAAGGCGGCCTTCTCGTCAGGGTTCAGGCTGGCGGTGATGTCGTTTCTGCCGCGGGCGGCCGCCTGGCTGGCCTGCAGCAGCGCGGCGCCGGCACGACGGTAGCCCCAGCGCGCGGCCATGATGGGGTAGGCCACCATGGCGGTCTGCGTCAGGTTGACCATGGCCGATGCCGGCGACAGGCCCAGGTAGAACATGAAGCCCATGCTGGTGAGCGCCGTGGACACAGCGCTGGTCTTGGGGCTCATGGCCGCGTCATGGCGCTTGGCCATCTCATCCACCACCTGCTGCGCCTTCACCGAGTTGAAGTCCTCATCGCTGGCGCCCGCGTCCACCCGGCGCTGCATCTCGGCGAGCTGGTCCTGGAGCTGATCGCCGTAGCGCAGCTTGGCCAGGTAGCTGGCGCCGTGAAACACGTTCTGCGCGAAAGCTCGGCGCGCGTCCTGGCTGAAGCCGGGCGTGCCCTTGCGGTGGATGCCATGCTTGGCCCAGGACAAGTCGGGCAGCGACGACAGGTAGAGCTGGCCAAGTGCGTCCTCCAACTCGGCGCGCTGCGCTGCGTCCATACCCTGCTTGTCCAGCACGCTGTAGAGCTGCTCCATGAACCCACGGCCCACGCTGTCGCGCTCGGCCACGAAGTCCCGGGCCTTCAGCACCTTGCCCACAGTGAAGCCTTTGGCCTGGGGGAAAGCGGTCAGTAGCTGGCGGCGCAGCGTGTCGGCTTCGGCCATGGTCTCAGCGCGGCTGACGTTCTCGACCTTACCGTCCGCGCCCCTGACCACCACCACGTACTGGCCGAAGCGCGCGAGCGGGAAATACACGCCCTTGATGCGGCCGAAGAACTCATCGTCCAGGCGCTTGAGCATGGCAGCGCGTCGCTCGCTGCTCATCTCGGCGCGCTCGATGCGCTCCTTGATGGCCGCACGCACATCGCGCATGTGTTGGCGGTAGATGTCGCGGGCCCGGGCGTACACGTCGCGGGCCGCAGGCGTCAGGGCGTCGAAGCGCTTGCGCAGTGCACCGTACTGCAGGCGGTTGTCACCGTCCTGGTAGTCCCGGGCTGGGTCCATCTGCGCCAGCGTGGCGTCGTGCATCAGCTCAGCAAGCTGGCGCTCGTCGGGCAGCCTAGCCCAATCCTGCGCCAACTGGTCGGCACCCACGCCTGCCTCGTTCTTGTCGGCATCCATGCGTGCCATCAGGTCGCTATAGGTGCGCAGCTCGGGCAGCATGTCGCCGTACACATCCACCAACTGGCGGCGCCCAAGGAACTGCAGGCTCAGGGGGCGCAGGTCAGCTGCCTTGAAGGCGGTCTGCTGCTTGATGTTGGTAACGGTGAGCGAGTGCAGAGCATCACCCACGCGCTGTGCAGCGGGGTTGTCGCCCCGGGCGCGAAAGCGGATGTCGGGGTTGTTCGGATCGAACTGCCCGTTGTTCCCGATGGCGCTCTTGACCTGCCTCGTCTGGCGAACCATGTACACCGTCTGCGTTCCGCCATCGTGCATGGCCACTTGGATGATGGCGCCATCGTGCTCGGGCTGCAGTTCAGCCTCCAGGAGCTTGTCGGCCTGCATCATGTTGCTGGCCTCCAGGCGCAGCGGGTTCTGCAGCGACAGATACACCGGCATGATGTTCTGCGCGCCGCCGCCCATGCGGGCGTAGCTGCCTGCCACCTCCGGCCGGTCGGTGAAGAAGAAGCCCATCCCGGCATTGGCCGCGCCGGTCGTGGCGCCCGCTCGATCGCGGCTGAACACGCTGAAGTCGCCACCGGTGCCGTGGTACACCGCGAGCGCCCGCCCTCCCCGCACCACCTTGCTGTCGCCAAACCAGCGCTTGAACGCGGGTGTTTGCACCGGGTCGACGGTACGGAATCGCATTCCATCCTGATCGCCAGACGCGCGCCCGGCATGCTCAATGGCCTTGAGCACGAAGCGCTCGGCCTCGTTGTAGGTCATCTTGCGGATGGAATCAGCCAGGCGCTGCATGCCCATGCGCTCAGCCACGCTGGCCAGCCAGTTGGCCAACGTGCGCACACGCAGGCCCAGCTTGGTGCCCGCCTGCTTCCGGGCGCGCAGTTCCTCGGCCACCACGGCCAGCCCCTCCTCAATAGCCAGTGCCTCGTAATGGGCAGTCAACTCGCTGCCGGTGTGGCCTTGCTCGCGCAGGACCTGGAGCTGCTGGGAAGCATCGGGAGCTTCCTTCTTCCAGCGGTTGGCATACTCCTGCACGCGACTGTCCCGCCTGGCAAGGTCCAGCATCGCTTGCACATAATCTTGGGCGGGCAACACGTTGCGCAGCCCCAAGTGGAACATCTCATGGAAAAGCGTCTCGACGACAGCATCAGCACTGCGGTGAGCGGAAGCCACGATGACGATGCGGCCCTCGCTTGGTATCGCCGCCCCCATTACGCCCTGCGGCGCATCAGCACCAAGCTCCTCGCTCCGCGCCACGATGTCGATTGGTGGCGGGTTCCTGAGCCCAGAAAGGGCCTGTTGCACCGCCTGCTGGGCCTGTTCCACCGATAGGCCGCGCGCTGGCGCCGCCTCGCTGCTGATGCTGTAAAGTACCTCGGCCCCACCCTCCCCCTTGCGCGTCTCCACTGTTTGGAAGAACGCCTCGAAGACGCCCCGAATCTGCGGCAGCTCGCCCGCCGTGGGGTACGGGTAGGCGTCCTCCAGCGCGAACACGCTGGCCCCAACCACATTGGCCAGGTAGTCGTTGCCCGCGCTCTGGTCTTGCAACTTTGCGATGACGTAGCTCTCGAAGGCCCGAGCCGACATCTCCGGCTTGGTAGTCCAGTACTCCTTGGCGCGCCGGTCGTCCAGCTTGCGGCTGCGCTCGTGCATCCCGGTACGATTGATCGCAGAGATCACGTCCCGGAAGGCTGCGCGCATGTCCTCGCGCACACCATCGCCACGGCGGGAGTCTTCGGTCATGTAGCTGCCGCCATCACCACGCTGGCGCGAGAAGTAGTTGTCCAGGCCATGCCACCACTCATGCGCCAAGCTGCCAGCCCCTTGCTTCTTGGTCAGGTTTATGACCACCTCACCGCGCTCATAGTGCGCCGCAGCCGCATCCACACCGCCAGCACCGCGCGCACCGAAGGCCAGGCCCAGCCGCCCGCCCAGCGACAGCGCCCGGGGCGGAAGGTTCAGCACGCCGGCCAGATCCATGAGGGCGTCGTAAGCCTGGTTCAGATCCTGCTGGCGGCGCGCGCCCTCCACGTAGTTGCCGAACTGCACGCCCCGGAAGCCGAAGGTGTCCTGGAACTGCTCGGGCGTCACGTCGGCGCCCTTGCGGTAGTCCTGGCCGATGCGCGGGGCGTTCTGGTCATTGCGCACGGGCGGCACGGCCTTGTACTTGGTCAGGAGGCCTTCCAGCTCGGTCTGGTGACCGGCCAGGTACTGGCGGGCGACCTTCAGGTCCTGGAACCCGGCCTTGAGCTCGGCCACGTTGCGGCCGATCTTCTTGCCAATGAAGAACTCGCGAGCCCCTCCGGCGCGCTTGCTGTAGATCTCGAACGTGGCACCCTTCGTGGGCGCCTGCTCCTCGGCCAGCAATTCGGAGGCGCGCTTCTTGAAGGAAGCGATCGCAGCCTCGCGCGTGTCGCCCTTGGCCAACTCGCGCGGCCAGTTACCAAAAGCACTGCCCTTGGCCTCGCGCGCCACCGTCCAGATAGTGCGAGGTGGATCGAAGCGCACGCCGTCATACATGGAATAGCTGGCCGACGACAGTTCGATACCCTTCATGGAGCGGTCATGGCCCAAGGCCTCGTACAGCGCCGCCTGGTTGGTCACCCTGGGGATGCCGACACGCTCCATCTCGCGCGTCACACTGCCGGGGTCGATGCGGCCTGCCAGGATGTCCTCGGAAAAGCCGCGCAGCGCCTCGACCTTGCTGGCCCAGCCCTTAAGCTTCCAGGAAGCCTGCGGCTTGGTGGGCACGGCGTCGCGCATGGCACGCACCATCGATACCGCCTGCAGCGACGCGCCACCCTCCAGCAGCTTTCCATATTCAGGTTCCGGCCACGTCTTGGAAAGCGGGTGGGCCTTGGTATCCAGCTCCTTGGCCTTTGCCATGCCGTCGGCGTACGCCTCGGCATAGAGCATCTTGCGCGCGCCCTTCAGCTCCTCACCGAAGTCCCCGATCCTGGTGGCCGATCGTGGTGCTGCAGCGCGTGCTGTGCTGGGGCTTGGTGCGCTGGAATTATCTCCTGATTTAATAGCTACTGGCGCTTTCTGGTCAAGCGTTGGAACCTGATTTTCTGTGGGTTCTTGCCGTAGGCTTAGCCGTGTTGCTCGATCCTGCTGCTGGCCACCCCCATGCGACGAATTTGATTCGCCTCCAGCGCCTGACACATCAGCGCCTACAGCTACCAATTCAGGAGCAAAAACCCTGCTGCTCGTCGTGGTGCTGGCCGCCCCCCTGCTGGAGGGGGAATCCTGCAGCTGCGCGCCGCGCCCGCTGGCAGTGCTGGGGAACTCTGCCGTTTGCGCCAGCACCTGGCGGATCGGTGCCTGCAGGCGGATCATCTTCACCGGCTCGCCGTTGGCTCGCTTGGCCAGCCACTGGTGATGGCCATCCACCACATAGCCGTCCGAGGACACCAGGATCGAACGGTCGCCGCCCTTGAAGGCGCGGGCCCGCTCCACCTTGTTTTGCGAGAACTCGGCCTGCGTCGGCTTGAGGTCGTTGGCCGGCACTTCCTCGGCGCGGCTGTCGATGCCGCGCGCCTTCAGGAAGTTCACCAGCGCGCCGCGGTGCTCGGCCTTGATCTGCGGCATCTCGGCACGCGGCACGCCCAGGGAACCAGTCTCGGGCGCAAAGGCGCTCCATTCGCGGTCGATGTTCCCCGCCGACAGATCGGAGCCGTCCTGCGCCACCCCCGCGCGCTGTGCGTCCGCCGCGTCGATCTCCGCCACCACCTGCGCCAGCCGCTTGCCCTTGGGGTTGATCCCCAGGCCACGTGCCACGCGGCCGGCCTGAATGGCATTCGTACGCCAGGTCGCATGTCGCTGCTCTACTACCGGAGCTGCTCCCGTAGTAGGCGCCTTCGGGGGCACCACGAAGCCAAGGGGCGCATCACCGCCAGCCGGAGCCATCTCACGCGATGCCTCAAGGCCTTGCCGCTGCAGCTCGGCCTGCGCCACGGTGCGCGTGGCGAACGGCGCACCACCCTGCGCGGCCACCACACCCGGTGCAGCTTGGGCAACTGGAGCCGCTGGAGCCGGGAGCTGCGGCACAACGTTGTAGCCTCTGCCACTGGCATGAGGCACCACGGCAGCGGCAATGCCAGCCTCGCGCGCCTGATTGCGCAGCGCGTGAGCGACGTTCAGGCGTAGCGGCTCACCAGTGCGATTGATGGGTGCGGATGCTTCGACCACCACCGGCTGGCCAGCGGCCAGGCTCAGCGGCGTGCCTGCGGCGCCGTCGTCCACCACCCGTCCCTGCACGTCGAAAGCGTTGCTCTGGTCGGCCACGCCGGACCCCGGGCGACGCGCCTGCAGGTCGCTCGCAGCCGCCTGCAGCATCTGCGCGTGCACACCCGAGTCCACAGCAAGCGCGGCAGTCCTCTCCAGCGTGCCCGCCTCAGGGCCGCTGCGCAGGCCCATGCGCTGGCTGGGCCGCTCGGGGATCAGCGCCTCCATCACCGCGTTGTCGGCGTGCCGATCGACCACGGGAGGCGCCGTATCCGGCAACGCTGCCGGTGTGGTCTGCCCGGTAAAAGCCGCCCTCGCATCCAACATGCGGCGCACGCGCGCCACTTCGTCTTGGGACAGCGGTGCTTCATTGATGCGGGTCAGCCCGTCATTCAGGTTTCCCAGCACCTGCGCCGAGTTATCGGCCCCAGCGTCCAGAATGTTCTGCAGGCCCGAGAGAATGCGGCCCGTGCGCACCCGCGCATCCACCGCGGCGATCGCTGCATCGCCGCCGCCCTGCTCGAACGCATCCTGCAGCTGTGCGCCCACCGTGTCGGCCGCCTGCGCCGGTTGTGCGCCATCTTCCGCCACGCCCACGTTTTGCTCCAGCCAGACATCCTCCATCGCATTGCGTACCGTGTCCACCGTCTGCTGGGTGCTGTACGGCGTGCCGGCGCGCACGGCCTGCTGCACCTCTGCCAGGTAGTCGGGACGAGGCTGGGCCGAAGCGCCATCGCCGTAGTTCTCCCACCAGCGGCGCGCCTGCTGCGCCTGCGGATCGTTCACCTCGGTGTAGTGCTGTCCCATCAGGCGGGCTCGTGCCTCCGCCCGTTGGTCTTCTGGGAGATTGGCGAGGTAGCTCTCCACCTCGCCCGTGCGGCCCACTGTGCCATCGGGGAACACGTACAGCCGATCCGGCGCGCTGTTGCCCAGCATCATCGGCTGGGTGTTGCGCGCTTCTTCGGCCAGGCGATCGGCGCTGTCGATGGCTTCCTGCGCGCGCTGGGTGGCCTGCGCCTGTTCACGCTGCTGCGTGCGATAGCGCGCTCCATCGACGGCGCCAGCGGCACTGCCCATCACCCCGCCGCCAATGCCGCCCATCACGGCGGACAGCGCCGTGTCTTCCAGATTCCCGCTCGCCGTGGGGTCTTTGAATGCGCCGACCTGCTCGATGACGTTTTGCGTGCCCTCGGTCGCACCTTCCTTGAGCACACCCTTGCCCGCTTCCTTGAGGATGGAGCCCGCCGTGCCACTGGGCACGCCCTTGAGCACCTTCAGCGCCTTGCCCATGCCGAATCGTTCCAGTGCAGTCGCAGGGATCGCCGCCGCCAGCGCACGGGCCTTGTCTTCCTGACCAGACTGCTTCTGCTCCTGGCGGATGCCGCCGTATTCCTGCGTGAAGATCGGCAGCAGGCTGCCAGCCACGCCGCCGATGGCCGCACCGACGAGACCGGCCAGCGCCCCGAGACTCGCACCAGCCGCAGCGCCCGCTGCACCAGCGGCAATCTGCGGAGCGTAATTACCGGTCGCTTCCTTTACCGCCAACCACGGCTTGTCCACCACGTCGCCCGGCTTCGTGATGCCAGCTGGATTGCGGTCGATGATCCCCTGTCCCGCCTCACGCATCGCCTGCGTGACGGCATTCGGCCCCACCACATCCTCGGCCGTCGTGGCAGCCGTGGTGAGCATCTGGCCACCTGTGCGTTTGATGGTGGGAATGAAGCCGGGAGTCGCTTGAACGGGCCGCCCAAGCGCCTCTTCGAAGCTGAAGCTGCCACCGGCAGCGGCGCCACCCGACTGAGGTTTCTGGGAGAGGCCGATGGCCTCCTCGAAGGAGAAAGACTCGTTTGCCATCCCCCCACTGTTCCCGTCATCGGGCCGGGCGTCGAACCCTACACGGTGGACGGCCTATGCATGCGTCAGATGCAAAGCGCCGAATGCGAACAACCACTTACCGGACAGACTGAAAATTGCTCCCATCCCATCGCCCAGGCCCACGCGCAGTCTGGTACACCTGCCCCTTGACTAGTTTTTCTCTAGACAATGGCATCTCCGCACCGGCCACTTGCCCACCGTATACCTTCGTCTCCCCAGTCATCTGGTTGTAGATGGTGCTGGGCACCGTGATGAGCTGCTGCGTCTTCGGATCCAACACCTGACCGCCGGGGGCGTGCGCCCACTTCTCTCCATCCGTCTTGCCCATCAACGCCATCAGCCTCGTTCGCGCGTCGTGCTGATCCTGCGGCGTTTTGGCGCCTACCAGCGCCACCTGGGCGTCCTCAATACGCTGTGCAGTGCGGTTCGCGTACCTCTGCGTCTGCCCCGTCTGGTTGATCCGCTGTTGATCGAGCGCCGCCTGCACCAGAGAGCGCTGATTCGCCCCCTGCTCATGCATGCCCGTGCGCTGCAGATCTGCGTTCTCGCGCATCGCGGTCGTGTCCATCTCGGGTTGCTGGTTCTGCGTTTTGAGTTCTGCGCCCAGCGCGGCGAGGTAGGCCTGCATGGCCGGAGACATGCCCTTGTGCCGGTCGAAGCGCTCGCCGTTGTTGGTGATACTGTTGGCGCTCACTTCCAGATTGCGCAGTTGGTTGCGCCGCTGCCAGTCATTGAGGCTACTGAGCACCGTGGGCGCCTGGACGCGGGGGATCTGAAGTTGCCCACCACCAACAGACATCAGCCGCGCGCGGGCATCACCGCCCTGAGTCGAAGTCGCGTTCTGAACGCTGGGCTGCACCCCCGCTACCGTCAGTCGCTGATCAAATCGCGGGTCATAACCGACGCGCTCGCCAATCAACCCCTCACGCTGCGCCTGCTCTACCGACATGCCCACCGGCGAGCGCTGCCCGCCCGGCGACGGCTGCTGTGCGTTGCCGCGCTCGGCAAATGCGTAGCTTCCATTCGCGCCCATGGCCACGTTTGCGCCTGCTGGCGCCACACTGAAGGCAGAGAAGCCCTTGTCATCAATGCCACCACCGGGCAATGCCTTGCCGTCCGCATCAGCGTAAGACACCGGTCCGGACACATTCCCCCCCGAAAACTCCATCGTGCCATCGGCGCCGCGCCTGGCTGTCACCACACCTTGCGGGTTGGCCTGTGCCACCTGGGCATTGGTTCCGCCACTCCGGCTCCAGTCCTGCTTCACCGCGGCCGCGGGCTGCCCAGTTGCGGCAGGCGAGTACCGGGAAATCGCTCCCATGCGATTCTGCATTTCCTCCGCGCTGGCAAGCGCTGGAGCAGACGAAGAGGCGGCAGGAGTGGCCGCAGGAACTGCAGGTGAAGCTGCGAACGGAGCCGAGGCTTCCCCACCGTCCTGCCGCTTCTGATCCGTGAACGGCGTCATGCTGGTGGGATCGACTCCGGTCGGCACCAGATGCGGGCTCAAGTAGCCGACACCCAGTCCCGCCGCGCGCAGCGGCCGCACCACGGCGGTGTCCAACGCACCAGCCACCCCGCGCACCGGAAGCCCTGCAATGTCACCCGCAGCGCGGGCCATGTTGCCGAACCCATTGACGAACCCCGCGCCGAAGCGGCCAGCCGCGGCCCTATCGCTGGCGATCTGTTCGGCGTCAGCCGGCGGTGTCGGAGCTGCCTGCAACTGCCCTTGCGTCAGACTTGCGCTCGAGCCCTGCTCCTGCGGCAGGGTGGCGGAAGCAGCACCGGCGCCGGAGTCCATTGCGCTCACACGATCTGCGACACCTTGCAGCCCACCCGTTGCAGAAGCAGCGCTGGCAGCCTGCGACGTGGGGTCCGTGCCTGCGCGACTCGTGGGCTCACTACCTGGCGCCGGAGGCCTGGCCTGCCGGGCAGCATTCGCGTCAGCTTCCGCTAGTGCCTGAGCACCGGCAGCCTGAGCGGCCCGGGTAGATGCGGCGCGTTGCTCATCCATCTGATTCACCCATGCATCCAGGTTAAAGCCCTGCAGGCGGCTCGAGGCAGGCCCGCCATCGGCGAAGCGCGCAGGATGAGATGGCTTGCCGCTGGGCTGATGCGTCATGTGCACCAAGTCGCGAAGACTCCTGACCCCCACTTTGCGCACCGTGTCGGCAGGCAAAACGAACTCACCGTCCGACAAGCGCGCAGGGATGGAATCGGAAGTGTCCGAGCCGGGGCCACGAACACGGCCACCGTCGACCAAGGCCAGCAAACGGCGATGAAATTCGGATTGTTTGGCAGGCATGTGAATCTTTCTGTGGTGCTACCAGTTGCAGTGCACGATGGGCGGACGGCGGTCGCGGTGCTTGCGCTGCACGTTGGCGTCGGGCCGCTGGCCGAAGGCCTGCACAAACAGGTCCAGAGACGTGGCGGCCCTGTTGGGATCGAAGGTGTCGGTATCCTGCTTGAGGTAGGCACGGTGCATCACCCAGTCCATCAGGCGCTCGTGGAAACGCGCAGGGATCTCTGGTTGGGCCACGCCCATGTCCGCGCTCAGCGGCTTCAGCGCACCACGGTAGACCGTGAGCGATGCGATACCGGTCAGGTTCGGCGTGGGCACGAGGCGGACCTTGGGCGGCTGCACGCCGCTGGCCGGCTCGAAGATGAAGCGCCGTGGTTCACCGGTGCGCAGCTCCCAGCCGGGCGCGTCGCAGTCCAGTTCCTCGACACTGGCTTCATCGAGCGGCCGGCCTCGGAAGGCCAACCGCTTGACCTCGAAGACGCTGGGGTGCAGGTTGTAGGTGTCCTGGCCGGACACCAGGGCCAGCGACATGGAGCGGTCCTCGATGAGCTTGGCCCGCTCGCAGGCCTCCTGGACGGCCTCGTTCAGGTAGGAGACGATCTCCTCACCCGCCCAGAACGGCGGCACTTGATCATCGAGCACCACCGCTCGGAAGCGGGAGATGAAGTCGTCCACCTTCATGGCGTTCAGCCTTGCGGGGACAGTTCGGCGAACACGGAGTCGGCCTCTTCGCGCGAGACCTGGAAGCCGGTCTTGGCCTTGAGCTTCACCAGGTTGGGCTTGCCGTCGCCGGTGAAGTCATCCTTGTCCTTGCCAGCGATCATGGCCGCGATGGCTTCACGAATTGCGAGCTGGCGGCTGAACACCTGGGTCTGGTCCTCGGCAGTAGCGCCCTCGGCCAGCACTGCGCCGCGGGCGATGGCCTCGCGATGGAACATGGGATCCAGTTCAATGCCTTCGGGCGGAATGACTACGGTGTGGCCCGAGGTCAGGGCAACGTGCAGTGGTGTGTCGGAGGGAGAGCGAAAGCGCTTGGTCATGGTGATGTCCTTGAGAAAGAGCCCGGCAGCGCGAGGCCGCCAGGCGAATGGGCCACGATGGCCCACACACTGAACTCAGTTCAGTCCTGCGTGAAAGCCGAGCGGCCTTCCACGTAGTAGAGGATGGAGATGCGTGCCTGGCCTGCGGTGGCGGCCGCGCCGGTCTGGTCCACCAAGGCCTTGAGCGCCTCGGCGACAGGGTGCTCGTAGCCCGTGAGGGTAAGCGCCGTGCGACCGGCGGTCTTGAGGTCGATGGCAGCCGCGGTGTAGCGGTCATTGGCCGTGGCGTCACCCAGCTTCAGCGTGGCCGTAGTCGCGCTGTTCCAGGGCGTGAGCACCGTCACGTCGCCGCCAACCAGCACCGCATTGCCGGGCAGGTCGAATGCATCCTCGGCGGAGCCATAGGCGGTGATGTCGGCAAAGCCGATGGTGAGATGCGCCGCGATCAGCTCCTGGCGCGAAGGATTCTTTTTGATGGTCATGATGTGCTCCGTACAACAACAAGGGGAGGAAGGAGCGGGACCCGCAGGCCCCGCCCACGAGGCTGCTTACTGCAGGTAGTGGTCGATGGTCAGCAGACCGAAGTCCTCAATGGACTTGTCGTAGATCGAGTAGAACTGGGGCTTGAGCAGGCCCAGGATCTTGTCGATGTTCAGGCCCACCTGGCTGTCGTACTGGAAGAGCTTTTCCACCCAGTCGCCAGGACCGAGGTCGGCCATGCCCAGGGCCTGCGCACCGCACAGCAGCGTACGGGTGCCGTTCACTGCACCTGCAGCGCCCCACTTCGCGCCGGCCGCAGCACCCTTGGTCGTGTAGACCAGGTTGTGCTCGTGCAGCACTGCACCGTCCACAGTCACCGTCGCGCCCGTGAACCAGGGCGAGTCCATACCGGCCTTCGTGGCCACAGCCACCACGGCGCGCTGGTAGTCGGGATCCTTCTTCATCGCAGCCAGAGAGCCCGGTGCCAGGAACATCACGTAGTACGGCTTGCCGCCACTCATCAGCGGCTTGATGCGGTGCTCCTTCGCGTAGGCGATGGCATCCACGATCATGCTGTACTTGGGCACGTAGGCGCTGGTGATGCTGCCAGTGGCCGAAACTTGCAGCGAGGAGCCGTCCCACATGAGCGAACGCTTGGTCGACGGTGCACGCACGTCGGCAGCGAAGGCCAGGTTCGGGAACGGCGAGCCAACACGCGGAGAACCGTCGTTGTTGAAGGCATAGCTGATGCCCGACAAGGACAGGAACGCCAGCTGGTCGCAGCGGTTGGCCAGCCAGTAGGCAAGCTTGTCGCGGCCCTGCTCACGGAAGTTGATCACCGTCTTCTGATCGGCCAGCTTGCCCTTGTTCTTCACGCCGTGGCTGATCTGGTCGATGGTGATGATCTGGCTGTGCGACTGCATCGCCTCTTCGTTGCCCTCGCGCTCGTTGTCGCCGATGACGCCATCGCCCACCAGGTCGGCCACGAGTTGGAAGATGCACTGCTCGCCCTTCTCCGTCTTGGAGAGTTCGGTGATGCGCTGGATGACGTTGTTCTCACCCTTGCCCATGAAGTTCTTGATGAACATCTGGTCGCGGGCGGCGCTCCAGGTTTCACGCGCCCAGTTGACCTTCTGAATGGGCGTCAGCCCTGCGAAGTTGGTTTCCATGTCTAGCTCCAAAAAGTACGGTTTCTTCTCGGGACATGACGCCGCCCAACTGCGAGAACATGGCTTCGGCGGCCAAGAGCGCCAGACCGTTTAACGCCAGCCCAGGGCGACAACCCGTTGAGTTTTGAAGCCGGCAAGGTGGGTGACTCCTCGCCGGCCTGAGCTTCCATCAGTCTCCGCGCGCCTTCTTGCGCTCAGACTCCGGCAACGCCATGTACTCCTCGTCGCTGAGCTTGGAGGTGTCCACGACCACCGGTGTTGCCCTGTTGCCCATGCCTGCCTGCGCCAGCGGTGGCTGCTGCATGGAATGGGCGGCGCCGCGCTCGTTGGCCCGTTGGGTGCGGATATCACCAGAACTGTCCCCCTCCTGTCCAACCCTATGCGGGGGTGCAAACTTCGGGGCGATGGCCAAGGTGGCCTCACTGATGGCTTGGGCCTTGGGCACGCCGCGCTGCATCTTCATGGCGGCAGATGCCTCAATCAGCTCCAGCGCCTCAGCGCCCTCAGGCGATTCGAGCCAGGGAAACTGCCCCAGCAACTGCTCGACCGTCGCCGCGGTCTGGGTCTGTGTCCTCTCGCTGGCGCTGGCCCGGTTGAAACGCGCGAGCGCCGCTTCCTCGATGGCGGTATTGATCTGCAAGCGCAGCGCTGCGGCTGCCTTGGTGTCTCCATCCAGCATGAGCTGGGCGTACTGCTCCTCGGCCTCCTGGAGGCTCAGCGACTGGGCAACCGGTGGCGTTACGGCTTCCTGCGCTGCAACGCCATTGCGCGCCGCGAGCTGAGCACGCAGCTCCTCCACCTCGGATTCCAGCGCCTTGCGTCGGTCGTTGACTTCATTGAAGCGTGCACGCGGGATACCAGCACTACCCTTGTCACCGCCGGTCTCATCCGGATCGGCATTGGCAGGCGCCGCGCCCTGGCCCGGCTCACGCTCGCCCGCCGCTACCACCGCGGCCAATGTCTCGGCGCTCGGGTCATCGCTGGCATGGTCACCGCGCAGGTGGCGACGCTCATCTTCGGAAAGCGCCATGTAGGCATCGTCGTCGCCCAGCGTGGTCACGTCCGTATCGGCAATACCGGCGCCACCCGCGTCCGCGCCTTCGTCACCAGCAGGGGCCATGTAATGGCTCAGGAGTTTGTTGAGCATGGGGTTCATGGTTCGTATGTCCTTCAGTGGGATGCGGTGATCACTTCTTCGCCGGGCCCTGCAGCTTCTGCAGTTCCTCGATCTTTTCCTTGGCCTTGGCCAGCGCCGCCTTCAACCGTTTGGGGTCCTTGCGGATCTCCTCGGCCTCGGCCAGCGCACGCATGTCGCTCTCGGCTTGCCAGTCCTTGTCCATTCCAATGGCGGTGTTCTTGGCCATGTCGTTCTCCTCAGGGTTGTGTGGATTCCCGGACGCCATCGGCTCCGAGGGTTTCGATACCCGCCTCCTGGCCGCGCGCCGGGCTGGCGGGCGTCAGGGGGTCGGTGTTGCGCTGCATATCCAGCGCCGGCACGGCTGCTGCCGGCTGGGGCACGATGGGCGCGGCGTCATGGTCCACCGAGCCAGCGGAGCGCAACAGGCCATCGGCCAGCGGCGCGGTCTGCGGCGTCTGAGCGATGACCTGAGCAGTCTGGATCGCGCTGTACTGACTCTTGACCTGTACGTCCGTGGCCTGTGCGTCGGTCTTGCGCGCCTGGGCGTCGATCAGCCGCACGCGCGCCTCGACCGTTGGATCTGCGGGTGGCTGGTTGCCCTGCATGCTCGCCAGAATGTCGTGCTTGTCGGCCAGATTGGAGTAGCGGATGACTTGCGGATCGGGAATGTTGATGCCCGCCTTGCGCATCTCCAATGCCTGCTGGAACTGGCTGTTCTGGAACGTGACCTGCATCGGCTGCTCGGTCACCACCACGTCATAGGTGCCAATGGTCACGTCGTTGAGGTAGCCACCCGAGGCCGGGTCAAACTTGTTGATCTCCAGCGTGTCCTCCACCTGCTTGCCCGTCAGCGGGTCGGTCTCGGTGATGCGGAAGATGCGGTGGCTGTCGTAGTAGGTCTGGATCAGCTTGAGGATGCGCCTGGCGAGCAGCCTCCGCGTGTAGGCCAGGTTGTCCAGTGGCACGGCCAGCTGCTGCTGGCTGGCGAACTGCTTGGCCTGGATGGCAATACCGGAGACCTCCGGGCCCTGCTGGCCGCGCATGGCCTCGGGCACCGTCACATCCTTGAGCGCCTTGTCCGCGCGGTCGATGATGCGGTCCACGCCGGTGGGCACCTGGTTGGGCTCGATCTTGCGCGGCGCGGCACTGCCCTTCTTGTACTCGACCACCAGGCCCGTGCGTGCCCCCACCTGCTCCAGCTCTTTCATGGTCATGTTGGCCAGCGAGTTCTCCTCCACGATCCAGCCGCTGTTGGCCGCCGTGTTGACCACATGCACGTACTGGCTCACGGCCTTGTTCAACGCATCCTGGGGGCCGATGGCGTCATCCACCATGCCGCCGGTCTTGCCGCGGCGAAAGTACGCGAAGTACGGCACCACGGTGAAATGCTCGTACGGGCTGTAGCCATCGAAGAGCGTGGCGGTGAGCGTGGTCACGGTCCACTTCACACGACGGCGCATGCGTCTGGCCCGCACCGCACCCTGGGTCAGGGCGTCGGCGATGGAGTCCTGGGCCAGTTCGGCCTCAGCTCGCACGTCGCCCGTCATGGGCCAGACGATGCAGGGCGTCAGCTCATAGACAAAGCGCTGTCGGTCGATGATCCGGTAGCGTTGCTGGCCGTCTTCCTTCTTGAGGCAGGCGTCGAAGGTGTTGGTGTTGTCGCGGCTGGCGAACTTGCTGCGCACCTCCTCGTCATCCAGCTCGCCAAAGTCCACGCCGGCATCATTGCTCTCTTCGGCCGCCTTGCGCGCCTTCTGGCCATAGAGCTGGGCGATCTCGTCCATAGTCAGCCAGCGGGTGATGAGCACGTCGCCCCATTTGTCCGGGTCGTATGACTTGGCATCCGGGTCGGGGATCACGTCCATGGGATCGAGGTCGCTGACCACGATATCACCCTGGATGTTGTTGTCGAAGCTCACCCGCACATCGAAGTAACCGCGCTGCTGGATGAGGCCGTCGCTGAAGACCTGGGTCTCGTGCCAGTGCAAGTTGCACATGTCCACAACCTGCATGGTCACCTTGGAGAGGATCGTGGCCCGGTTCAGGTCGGCATCACCGCCGCGCGGCTTGAAGGCGATGTCCATGCGGTTGTGGATCTGGTAGCCGATGGTCGCGTTGACGCTGGGCTTGATCTCATTGAACTCGTAGCAGGGGCGACGCTCCTGGGCGAGCTGAGCCCGCGCCTCGGGCGTCCACTGCCGGCCGCCGCCCATGTACATGTCCTCGCAGCGCGCGGCATGTGGCAGGTAGTCGAGATGGCCACGGTCCTTGGCGTACTGGTAGCGGGCCCAGTTCTCGCGCGCAGCATCGTCGCCGATGGATGTCAAAGTGGTGCTGGTCATGGTCATGCGGTGGATTGATCCCAGTGGCCAGGGCGGCCTACGCCTAGTCGATCGCGCCAGCCTTTGGCAGGCGTTGCCGTGGTCGGTGCGACGGGAGATGCGAAGGTCAGGAGCAGGGAATCAGCGCAATCCGGGCTGGACAGTCCGCGCGCCTTCATGTCGTCCTTGCTCTCGATGACAATGCGCATGCGGCGGTCATAGCCGTACTGCGGGCCGGTGAGGTCGGCTTCAAGCTCAGGGTCTTCCGGCAGGCATCCGCCTTCTTCCAGCCAGCCCTTACCCTGATCCCACAGCTCGGAGCGCTTGTTCCAGTAGCGGGATTCGTCGGTCGCCCGCTCACCTACCTGCACCGGGAAGACCAGCTTGCCAAAACCCATCTGACGCAGACGGTCGATGACGCCCCAGCCCAGGCCGGTGGCATCAACAAACACCGCATCCGGCTTGAACTCGTGGATTTCAAAAGCGATCAGGTCCGCGAGCTTCATCAGATCGGGCTCACGCAGCTTCTTCTGTGGCCAGACGTGGTTGCCTTGACGCAGCGTGAATACAGACTGGTCATCACCATGGCGAGCCACATCCACACCCAGAACTTTCGCGAAATGACCATAGCCTTCCGCCTTGCGGCGCTGCGCCTTCGCCACCGTGTCCAGGCCGATGAACTGCAGGCTGCCAGCGCGCGGGAAGACACCGCGCACGCGCACTCGCACGAAGTCGTGGTCCTCACCGTAGTCGTCGATCCACTTCTGGATCTGCGCTTTGTTGGCCATCTTGGCCGTGCGACTGTCCACCTGGCGCGTGATCCAGCGATGCTTGAACTTGCCGAAGCACTGGGCAAAACGCCCAGCCGTCTGCGTCGGGTTTCCAAACGCCAGCCACATGGCGCCGGGAGTGGTCATGGCACCCTCAGTCACCTCCCATATCTTGTCGGCGATGGCCGAAGCCTCATCGAAGACCACCAGCACATGCCTTTCGTGCGTTCCCGCGAAGGCCTCGGAGTTGTGCTCAGTCCAAGGGATGGCCGCGGCAAACCACACCTCGGGATACAGGATGTGGTTGAACTTGGTCGCTGACCACTCGAACCAGTGCGCGTGGATGCTGAGCTTGTGCCACTTGGAAAGCTCGCGCCAGGTCTTGGTGGTGAGCTGCGTCTTGGTGTTGGCCGTCACCACCACCTGCGGGAAGTCCCGCGTGCTCATGAACCACAGAATGATCCACGCCACGAGGCCGGTCTTGCCGATGCCGTGACCGCTGGCTACCGCAATCTGGATGGCAGTCTGCACGTCGGCACCGCTGCGCAGCGCCTGGCGGACCTCACCCATCACCTCGCTTTGCCAGGTGTCGGGGCCGCTCTCGGTCGCCAGCGGCGTTCCAGCCTGCCCCCAGGGAAAGACATAGCGGACGAAGCCCTCAGGGTCGTCATAAAACGCCCCAATGTCGTCCACCAGTTGCGCCTCGACCTGAGCAGGCCGGACCAAGCGGCCTTTAGCGGTTGGCTGCGCGGGCGCGGGCATTCAGTAGCCTCTCCAGAAAGTCCTTGTCGCCCTCGCCTCCGGCGTCGGGATGTGCGTCGATACCGAAGGCCTCGCGCTCCAGCGACACCAGGATGCGCAGCGCCTCAGCCAGCGCCTTCATCGTCTTGGTACGCTCAGGCAGGCTAATGACCGCCTGATAGATGTCATTCAGCTTGTCCTGACCCTTATCGTCCGCGTGACGCAGGACCTCACCCAGCTCCAGCAGCTCCGGCACCTGGTCGGTCTGCTGCTCCAATTCGGTCAGCAGCTTCATGCACAAGACACGGGCGCGCTTGATGTCCACTCGCTCAGCCAGGCGAATCTCCTTCTGGATGTTCGCCTCCACCTCGATCTGCCGGTTCTCCGTCAGCCGCCGGTCTTCTCGTACCTGGGCTCGTACCGCCGCCTTTCGTACCAGATCATCCGCCTTGGCTCGTACCTTGGCATTGAGGTCTCGAACCCAGCCATCCCGCTTTGCGCGCTTGCGGATGGCGCCTTCGGTGATGCCATGCTCCTTGGCAATGGCAGTAACGGCACGGACTCCCACACGGAAATCGCGCTCAATAGCCTCCCAGTTCGGGACGGTCAGGTCTTGCGAGGAACGCTCTGCGGTGGACATCCCCAGAAGGATGCCGGGGACTGGTACGAAGTACGAACCCTAGGCGGGTGTTGTTACCTATCTGGCCTCGCCCATCCGCGCTTATGCGCTCGCTTGAGCACAAAACCGGGACTCACCCCGTACTTGAACCCGATCTCCCGCACCGGGATATCGGTGGTCGTGTACTCACGCTTGATGTCGTCCAAGTGGGGATGTGGCGCTGGCCCGGACAACTTGATTCCTCTGTCATGGCGAGCAGCGCGAACAGCCGCCTGGCTTCGGCCAACCCGCTCTGCAACCTCAGCATCCGACATAGTGCCCAGGAATGCGAGTTCCTCAGCGGTCCATGGTTTCTGCAACTGGAACGCCGGAACACCTCGGCGCATTCGCGCCTTTGCAACCGATACATGGTTTATCCCGATTTTGGCGGCAATCTCAGCGTCAGGAGCCGTACCCAGCAAGGCGACGCGTTCCGCGGTCCAAGTTCCAGGCGCCTTGAAACATGGGACATGATGGTATCTACGCGCTGAGTAAACCGCACGACCTGAGCAGCCTAATTTCGCTGCCAGCGCCCTGTCAATCATCGTTCCGAGCATGGCAACCAGCTCCGGTGTCCAACGGATGCACATGGCGGTTCCCTCCTAGGCTACTCCGGCCCAGCCTGCTTGCGCAGCTTCTCGGCGCGCTCCAGATCGCTCACACGGTCAGCCAGCGCGCGGTTGCGCACTGTGGCCTCCGCCAGCAACGCTCCCATGTCGTGCTGCGTCTGCAGCTGCGCGTATCGCTGCATGTCACCGCTGGAGCGCCGCCCGATCACTTGCATTTCGCGCGGCCAGACCCGCAGTTCTTGATCGCCAACTTCGATCAGCGTCATGCCGTCGGGTAAGTCGGTAAAGGAGACTGGGCGCGGCTCTGGCACCGGCTCGGGAAGTTCGTACACACCGTCTACCACCCGGCGCAGGCGCCCGCTCTCGATCCACCGGCTCACGTGATCATCGATCCTCGTGTAATTCAGGCCCGTCACCTCCATGATCCGCTGGCGGCTGATTGCTTGCCCATCCTCGCGCAGCTGCTGCATCGCGTCCCAGATGATCTGGCCTGTCGGTTTGGGCTTCAGGGCAGATGCTTCCGTTCGGCATGAGTCTGAAGGAACCGCTGTGTTCACGTTCGGCACTTCGATCAAGGTAGCTCTCCTCAGAAACGATCAAGCCCGGGGCGCACGGTTGACGCCACGAACGCTGGGCCAATTGCAAGTGAAGACACGGGATCCTTCACGCAGACGGTCGTAGCTGCGCTCCCCGAGCGCTGTCTTCATCTCAGCTGGCGGCAGGTTGGAGATGACGACCGTGGGTCGGCACAGCTGGTAGCGCATATCGATCACGTCGTACAGCTGGACCTGCTCTGCATTGCTGTGAAACCCAACACCGATCTCGTCGAGCACCAGCAGCGATACCCTGCCCATGAATTCCACAACTTCCTCTGTCGTGCTCAACTCCAAGAAAGGATCGTCCCACGATGAGCGCTGCCGATCCTTGTCCCAGCTCGCACGCTGCATGTTGATGATCTGCCGGGCGCTGAACAGACAGGCCTGCAGGCGCTTATCGCGAATGACGTGCTGCACCATCGAACTGCCAAGGTGGGTCTTGCCAGTACCGGGCGGACCGATCAACCACAGTCCCCCTCCCCCGTCCGGATTCAGTTCTTCTGCAAAGGTGCGGCACGCCTTGAGCGTTGAGATTTGCGCGTCAGTGTCGCATGTGAAATTGCCGAACGAAGCGGCGAGCATCCGAGGCAGCAAGCCACTCATGCTCATCCGCCGCGCCAGTTTGGAGGCCTCCTCCGCAGCCCTTTCGCGGTCTTCCTCTTCCCGCCTCTCGCGTTCGCAGATCGGGCACCCATTCCAGCCCATCAATCTGCCTGGGAGCGGCCGGATGCCTGGGAGCGGCTGGGCGTTGTAGGGCCCGTGCCTTCTGCAGGTCCTCTGCTCCACCGTGGCTTGCCCACTGACGCCAGATGGGTTGCGAAGGTCCGGAAAACTGGAATTAGGCTGGGAGGGTTCCATCTGCGTTCACCCCTGCGGTGTAGTCGACGTATTCAAAGCTGCTGTGGCGGCCGCTACCAACCCGCGGTGCTCTAGCTGGTGCACGGCCGTCCTTCGTCGCAAAGAACCCCTGCCATCCACACTCGATCGATCGATCGATGACAGCTGCCGGATCGCTTCCGTCGTCGCGCAAGCGTGCCAAGGTCGCCAGCTGCCGTTGCGCAGCCGCCTCCGTGATCGGTTTTTTGCGATCAGATCGATCCTTCACCCAAGTCGCCCAGAGATCCCTGGGCAACCAGTCGGGCAACTCCATCGTCATCGGATCGAAGCCAGACTTCGCGCGCGTATCTTTTGTCTTATTGGATGTCTTAATGGATGTAATGGATGTATCAGGTGCACCTCCTGCACCCCCGTGTGCACCTCCTGCACGGGTACCCGTGCACGTGGTGCCTGGGTGGGTGTGCACCTCCTGCACGGGTGCACCTGCTGCACCGGTGCACGTCGTGCACGGGTCATCGCCGCCGACTGGTGCACCTCCTGCACGGGTACCCGTGCACGTGGTGCCTGGGTGGGTGTGCACCTCCTGCACGGGTGCACCTGCTGCACCGGTGCACGTCGTGCACGGGTCATCGCCGCCGACTGGTGCACCTCCTGCACGGGTACCCGTGCACGTGGTGCCTGGGTGGGTGTGCACCTCCTGCACGGGTGCACCTGCTGCACCGGTGCACGTCGTGCACGGGTCATCGCCGCCGACTGGTGCACCTCCTGCACGGGTACCCGTGCACGTGGTGCCTGGGTTTGCTACATCGTCGGCAACCTTCTGGAGCACGATTTCGCATCGGCTGTTCTTGCCAGGAGCCTTGCCGACCCGGACTAGGCCGAAGCCTTCGAGCTCCTCCAGCGCGTTCATGACGGCTCGGCGGCTGAAGCACGTCCATTCGCACAGCCAAGCGATGGACGGCCATGCCACACCATCGTCATCCGCGCGGTCAGCCAGCGCCATCAACACGCACTTCGGCGTAGGCCGGATGCGCAACGGCTGGCAGAGGTTGGTGATCTTGTTGCTCATGTGGTGACCAAACTTTCTACGCGGCCTAACGCCGCGTTCTGTGCCCAGTTCGCCAGCAGCGCAACGTCTTCCAGCGTGAGGCGGAACATCTGCTCAAAAGGCACGTCCGGGTCGCCGTTAGGCAGCAGATGGCAATGCCATCCCCCGCGCGTACGCGGGTCGCTCAGCAGCGTTCTCAGAGGAACGTCGCCAAAGCTGGCGAGCTCTCCATCGACGCGCCAAAAAACGACTCGGCGAGACCCCGGCGCACCCACCAGGCAGGCCAGAAACTGCGCGCCACCCGCCTCAAAGCGGTAGGTAGTGCCCGCTTCCACATCAGCGTCGGCACGCGTGGCGAACAGATCAGGATTGCAGGCTGCCAGATGTTCCAGCAGCCCGCGGTTGAAGGTGTACGAGGGCCCAGCTCCCGGCGCACCGCCGAAGGCATTCCCAACGACCGCCAGCAGCCCGTCGGAGATCAGAGCATGCACATGCTTGCGGGCCTGTACCTTGGAAAGACCGGATGCTTCAGCAATCCGGGCCATGGTTGGGCTCACCTCGCCTGCATAGGCATCGTGGATTTCTGCGAGCGCCAATGCAACGCGGTGGCGCGCCGCGGGCGCGATGGCCAGCGAGCGCACCAGGGGCACAATGAACGAGCCATGCGTCACTTCGCGGCCTCCCTCACTCTGGTCAGGAGATCAAAGGCAGCTTGGGCAGAAGCCGCCTCAGCATTGACCTCACGCTGCAGCTCGGCGACCCCCTGCGCGCACCTGAGTTGCTCGCACAACAATGGGATCTCTTCGGGGCAGACCGTAAACACTCCAGGTGACTGCGCACCTTGGGGTTGGAATACCACTGCCACCGTACCTTCGGACGTGGGGTACACCCCAAGTTGCTGCGTCGCGCAGTCGACGACCATCCACCGATTTGCCCGGAGCTGGTCCCAGGTGGGGGAGACTTCACTCACGCGACAACCCTCCACAACGGACAAGGGGTGCCCACCGCTCCTTGGACTACGATGGGCCTTCCACAGCAACCATCGAACGCCACAAGGAGGGCGGACATGACCGAATCAGAATCCTCAGCAAAGGCCGACAAGCTCATCGAACTGCTCATCACGCACCAACCTGCTTTGTTTGGGGCAACGAATGCCCTGTTGAACCCGGAGGACTCGAAGAATGTTGCGCAGACGCTGGCCGAACTGCGGCAGCAACTGATTGCGAATCTGATTCAGCAACCGGCGTAGCCATCCGCGCCAGCGCGGCGCGGGCCACGTCAGCAACGGATTTGCCAAAGTCATCCGCCTGCGGATGGAGTGGGCCGTGTTGTTGCGCCCATTTCTCGGCAGCGAGCAGGGCGAGGTCACGAGCGAGAGCAATGTCAGTCATTTGCTACCTCCGCGGCGGTATCAGGCGTGGGCATGGGAAATCTCCAGTTGCCGAGTAGCAGTGCGCGCAGCCTGCAGGCGCTGCACCTCACGCAGGAAGAGCTGGCCGGCCGCAGTACCGTCGGGCCAAGCTTGGAATTGATGGCTTGGCTGGCCGGACTCCACGGCGCGTTGGGCGCGCTCGAGGATCAGGGAGCGGGGAACGATGGGGTCAGGCATGAGTAGACTTCCCCGCAACCTGCTTCTCTTGCTTGGCGAAATGGTTCATCAAGCGCTGCACCGTACTGATGCGTGGATCCGCTACCGCGCCCTGAGCGATCTTCATAAGCGTGTAGTAGGGAACTCCGCTTTGCTCGGCAACAGTAGTCCATCGACCTTTGGTTGCTCTGAGCTGGCGGCGTACAGCATCGAGGATGGATTCAGCATCGCTCATTGGGCATGTTCTCCAAGAATTGGCCTAATATAACCATTTATGGCTCGGTAATCAACCACACATGACTAGCCAGAGATGGCACCATCCAAGCATGGCTAAACCGAAACCTGCCCCAAATCCGAACCTAGGAGCAAACCTGAAGCTCCTTATGGATCGTGATCACAACCTCAGGAGCCAGATGCAAATCGCCAAGCGAACCGGGCTGTCCCAGAGTTCGATCGGGCGCATCCTTAGATGCGACGTCAACCCATCAGCATCCGCCTTAAACAGCATCGCGTCAGCATTTGGAGTACCGATAGACGACCTGTACCTGCCGCCTGATGCGTTTGCAGCAAAGCACATGAGCGAGCATCAGAAAGGGTTGAAAGACATACAGGGAGCGCTAGATGCTCTTGCGGTGTCCGCCGACCGTCTTGCCAAGGGCCTAGTGCCGTTGTTCACCTGGAAGCAAGTGGCTCTGGGAGGCACACAAGAGCCTATTGATTGGGTGATGTGCCCACTACCCCACAACACCAAAACCTATGCCCTGAATGTCCAGGGACTCGGGATGTTCAACCCCGCTGGTTTCCTGTCATTTCAGGAAGGGGACCGAATTTTTGTCGATAGGGGCGTGCAACCAGTGCATCGCTCGATTGTCGTAGTCCGCATAGGCAACAGCGAAGAAGCCTCTCTCCGTCAAATCATCGCCGAAGACGGACAGTGGCTCCTCCTCCAACTGAACCCAAGTTGGCCAAATCGAGTCGCCCCACTCGCTACGGATGATGATGCGATCCTGGGAACCGTGATAGCAAAAGTACAGACTTTCGTTTCTGGCGCTGGCGATGCAGCAGCCAGCCAAGGAACGGAACTTCCGCACCCAAAATAAAGCCATTTATGGCTTGACACAGTCAATTTTTAGTCTAATATGGCTAGTCATGAATGACTGATTCTGACTGCCATGCACCCCACTGACCCCGCCGCCCTGCTCGAAGCAGCCCCCGAACAGCACAGCCGCCGCTGCGCGCTGGCGAAGAGCGCGATCGAGAGCAAGCGCTGGCCTGCTGCTGCATGCACCCTGCGCACAGCCGCTACCCTGGCCCAGGAATGGGCTGACCACGCCCGCAGCCTGGCCAACTGGTGCGACACCATGGCCAAGAACGGGTGCGCTCATTTCGCCGCCGCGGACGTGTTGCCTGCCGAGCCTCAGACGACGGCACTAGAGCCTGCGTACAACCCCAGCCTCGAAGCGCTGGAAGCCGGCCTGATGGCGCTGGCGCTCGGCATTGGCCGTGACCATGCGGCACGCGCGCGCCGCGCCATGAACGGCGTTCTGGCTGCTGCAAGCACCAGCGCAGCTGCCACCCTCCCGGCCGAGGCCCCCATGATCGGCGCAACGCTGGATGGCTCCAGCCTCGAACAGGGCGAGCCAGCATGAGCCCCAGCGCCATCACCACTGGGAACGAAGCACCACGATCGAGCGCGCCGCGCGCTTGCGACTTTGAAACTCCATATCAATCCGCCACGAGCGGATTGCCACCGGGCTCCCTGTACCGACACACTGACCCCATGAAAAACAACGAAGCGTTCCACGCCCTCTTCACCCTACCGCCGATCCAGCCCAGCGCAAACACGGCGCTGTCGGTTCCAGAAATGCCCGCGCCCAAGGTGGTCACCGGAGACCGCGAACTTGACGCCGTTCTGTGGCTGCAGGAATGTGTGAGCACCGGCCACCAAGTGCTGATCGACAAGGCGCTGGAAGCGGCCAAGAAGATCACCACGCCGATGAAGGTCTTGAGCCTGCGCTACGGCAATTACCTGGCACGCCAGCATGGCAGTTCGTTCATGGCGGCGCTCGGCTCCATGAACTTCGGCGAACTGGAGAGCCTGGCACGTAACGCCATAGAGAAAAAGGCAAAGCAACACGACGCGCTGTCACGCTTCGGCAACGTCGAATCCCTGTTCAGCGACACGCCCGCCGAAGCTGCATGCAAGAAGACGCTGCGTGGGCTGAAACAGAAGAAGACGAGTGGAGGCTGGCACGAATACGACCACGCCAAAACCGACGCCCGCTTCAACCAGCACCCTGACCTGCGGCCGCACTCCCTGGCTGACTGCCTGCATGCAATGACGTACGAAAGCGCGCTTTATCGGATGCGTCATGCCTGCGCCGATGACGCTGGCGACCACTCGCCTGAGTTTCAAGAGCACGCTGATTATTGCTTCCGCCAGCTTGCGCTGATCCCGCCGCGGTGCAAGGAAGAAGCGCTGGCCGTGTTCGACTACACGGAGGAGAGCGATGCTGCCGACCGCACTGAGTTTCCGGCCATCATGCGCAACCTGGTCGCTGGAGGCTGGGCATGACCTTCCAGCAACCGACCAGACACACCATCATGCCGAATAGGCCGGTTTCAGGCCTATTGGAAACGACACCGGCGCCATATTCGGCCAACACTCCTGGGATGCCAGCCATAAGCATCCCCAACCCCCGTGCCTTCAAGCTCAAGGAAGCTTTTTCAGGCGTGCACCGCCGGTTGCACGCTGACCTGCAGGCCCAGCGCATGCAGCACCTTCATCACCGTAGCGAAGCTGGGATTGCCCTGGCCGCTCAGCGCCTTGTACAAGCCTTCGCGCGTCAGCCCAGAGTCGCGGGCCACCTGGGACATGCCGCGAGCCTTGGCCACGTCTCCCAGGGCGGCCGCCAGCAGCGCCGGATCACCATCTTCCAATACGACGGAAAGGTACTCGGCGCAGTCATGCTCCGTCTTCAGGTAGTCGGCGACATCAAAGGGCTTGATGCCGAGTTTCTTGACTGCTTCGGGGTTCATCACTCACTCCTTCAACATTTCGACCATGGCCTGTGCGGCTGCGATATCACGCCGCTGCGTGGACTTGTCTCCACCGCCGAGCGCAATGACCACGGTCGAGCCTTCCTGCCAGCAATAGACCCGATAGCCCGGGCCAACGTGGATGCGCAACTCGACCACTTCGCCCCCCACAGGGTTGCAATCCCCCCACAGGCCTTGAGAGAGGCGAACCAGCCGAGCAAGTATGTGCTTCTGACCAATCCGGTCTTTCAAGGATGCCAGCCACTCGTCAAACCGGGCCGTGCGCTGGATCTCGAACATGGGCGTATTGTAATCCATAGTTCACAAGTGACAAACGAGCCCTCTCTCCCCGCAGGAAGCCCGAGGAGTCCCCCGAGAAATCGGCAGCTCACCAAAGGCAAAGCCCCTGAGCGCTCTGACCTGCTCAAGGGCTTCTAGATCCAACCATTACCAAGAATGAATCATGACTGTGATTATTGCGCGTCCAGCCACGGATGCAACCAAGCCCTCCGCGCGCGCCGCCGCGCCCTCTCCCGCCCTCGCTGACGACGAGCCGCAACCCCTTGACCTGCACGGCCTTTACCACAGCATGAACGCGTGCGGCTACACCCGTGACCTGACGCTGCCCGGCAGTGACGCGCAAAACATTGCTGCCGACCTTCGCGGCATCAGGGCCATCACCGCCGTGCTGATCGCAGGCCAAGACACGGAACAACTCGAACTCAGCGACTGGCTTAGCGGCGGTCTTGTTGACGCCATTCACCGTCTTGCATGGAGCGCAAGCACCAGCATCGAAAAAGCCAACAACCGTGCCAAGAACGAGCAACAGCAAGGAGGCCGGGCATGAACCGCGCTGCCTTCACCAACCTTCTCGGCGACGCCGACAAGGCTTTGCAGCAAGCCCATGCCATGGTGAGCATGACCTACGGAGATGAAGGCGAGGCATTCAGGAACCTGCGGGACAGCCTGCAGGACACCTACCTCTGGACGCTTGCCGAGCGCATCGAGGCCGCCGCCCTCGCCATCTCGCGCCTGCACGACGCCGTGCTGGAGGGCTGAGCCATGGCAACGAAGAACACCGAGCCCACCGCACTGACGGGCGGGCAATACCGCCTCGTGCTGGAAGCTATTGCTAAACGCACGGCCACGCTGCACCAACTCATCATGGTAGCGAACGACCCCTACGACAAGTTCGTGCGCGACGTGTGCGCAGATGCTGCCGAAGCCTTGACGACGAGCATCGGCGCGATGGCTGATGAAGCAGCAGTCAGTGGCATCTTGGGCGGCGCGAACCGCTGGTTCTACGGCCCGAATTTCAAAGATGCCGGGAAGGAGTAACCCATGGCAAAGATCACTTCCCCCACATCCGCCGCCCTGACGGGCGAAGCCGCTGCGTACCTACTTGCCCTGCAGGCGCTGGAGATCGTCGCCCACCACGTGCAAGAGTGGGACAAGAAGCGAGGCCGAGATGACCTTGATTTTTATGACGCAGATGTCGAGTGCGATTTCGCGCTCCAGCTCGTCTGGCAGGAGGTCGAGCGCCTACGCGCCAATCCGCCGCCGACGCTTGACGAGTTCGGTTTGGCCTGGTACCGCATGGCCGCACCGGTGTATCTCGCTTTGAAGTGCTACAGCAAACCGGACGACACATTCGGCGCGCTGCTCAAAAGGATGGTGCGTCACTTCGATGCGTTACCTGAGGCGTGGGAGGTGCTCGGCAATGAACAGCTGCGGGCACCGATGTCGAAGGAAGCGCGATGAACCTGGGCACTCTCCTTCGCCACCAGCTGGCTTCGAAGCAGCCAAAGGCCACCAGCGTCGCGCCAACTGCAGCCCCTGAGGTCATCGACGTGTCGGCGTGGTACGAGCAGCACATCGCCCTGCTCCACCAGTTCCTGCACTGCACGCTCAGAACCATTGGGAAGACCCCGGCCAAGCGTGACACCAAGCTCCTGCAGCGCCTGGACGAAGCACACGCCGAGCTGACACGACATGCGGCTCTCATCGCAGGCGATGCCATCCCTACGGTGCTGTCGCGTGACGGCAAGCATCCGATCCCCTACGAACGTTTAGCCGAGGCTCGAGCGAAGATCCAGGTGCTGACGGCCGAACTCGCACAAACCCGCGCCGAGCTGACCGCGGCCAAGATCGAGGGCTGGCGCCCCGAGTTCGACGTGATGAGCCCGCAGCAGGAGGAACTGGCGATGCAGTTCTGCCAGGAGATCGCCGGCGCGCGCGGCCAGCCGGGCAACCCGCCCGACCTGGTACGCCTATTGGAGATGGCACAGGCCTTGTACGAAGCCGAGCGCGCCGACTGCATGCCGAACGCAGGAGAAGCATCGTGAGCCCAGAACTCACCAAGACCGATACACGGGCCCTCTGGTATGCCGTCGAAGCCTACATCTCGATAGTCAAAGCCATGAAAGACCTGCCCTCGCCCGTGCCTCAGGATGTGGTCGACAAGGAGCGGCAGATCCTGACTGCCGCCAAGCGCGCACTTCGCAAGGTCAATGCGATCCGAAAAGCTCAGACCAGCAGGCCCAGTGAAAAACCGCAGGACCAATACAGAACCGCAGGAGGGGCAGGAGCACAAGCACCAGCCATCCCTGATTTCGGTGATCCTGAGCAACGCATGCGTGGGTCTTCTCTTGGGAGTTCCGAATGGACGAACTGATCAGCGTCCCCGCTGCCGCCAGAATGCTTGGAGTCAGCCGGCGCAAGATGTACGACTTGGCAAAAACCGGGAAGGTGCCGCACTACCGAATAGATAGCTGCATCCGATTCAACCCGCAAGACGTGGAGGCATACAGAGCATCGTGTCTATCCGTTATGACCAGAGAAACAAGCGTTGGCGCTTTGAGTTCGACCACTTTATTGCGGGCCAGCGGCGGCGGGTTAGCCGCCTACTTCCAAAAGGCTACACGCGCACGGAAGCGCTCGCATTCGACATCGCAGAAACCAAGCGCCTGCACGCCATTGCAACTGGTGCCAGCAAGCCGGAGCCGCTGATTGAAGACGCGGTGCTGCTGTACCTGAAGCACCACGCTCCTGCGCTCAAGAGCTTTGAGAATATCCGGCGCGAGCTGCAGGCATGCTTTGCCGAGTACGCGGGCAAACCGTTTTCTGCCCTGCCCGCCATCGCGGTGAACTACAAGCCCGACGGTCTCACGCCGGCCACCATCCGCAACCGGCTGGCCTACCTTCGCGCCGCGTGCCGGTATGCATGGAAGCACCACGGCATGGGCGATCACAACCCGGCAGACGGCATCCCCATGCCCAAGGTCAGGAACGAGCGCCACGTCTACCTCGGCCGCGCCGAGTTCCTGACGATCTGCCGTGCCATCAAGCCAGGCCCGGCCCGCGCCATCGTCCGCGTGGCCTTCTACTCGGGGATGCGCGCCGGTGAACCTGGGCATGCATCGCTCTCGAACGACAGGACGTGCTTCGTCCTGCTCGACACCAAGAACGAGCAACCACGCATCGTGCCTATCCACCCGCGCATCGCCCACGTCGTGCGAAACCCTGCTCTGTGGCCGCCACAAGCCACAAAGTGGACCGTCAGCAAGGCATTCAAGGCCGGAGCCCGGGCGACCGGATACGGCCATGCCCGCTTGCATGATCTTCGCCACAGCACCGCCAGCGAGATGATCAACGCCGGAGTTGATCTCTACACCGTGGGCGGGGTGTTGGGCCACAAGTCTCAGGCCAGTACCCGCCGATACAGCCACCTTGCAACGCAGACCCTGCGCCGCGCCGTGTCGTTGGTTGGCAAAAATCCCCGCACAAAGGGCAAGAAAAAAGCCGCATGAAGCGGCTAAGTTCTTGATTTCGTTGGTGGGTCGTGCGCGACTCGAACGCGCGACCAACGGATTAAAAGGGGCCTAAAAACCCTTATTTTTCAACAATTTAGCTCGCCTTCGCTCGTGGAATTGCGCCCAGATGTGCCAACAGTGTCACGTTGACTTCTGGCTTGAGCTGAGCACACATCGGACAACCACAATCGGCCACAAGCCGTCGCCTGCGAACGACGGCATTCTTTCCACTCAGCTCGACGTCAATTCAGGACTGTAATCGGACAGCAAGCGGATCCATCGAGCTACGTACGCCAAACTCGAGCACGTATGCGTGAGACCATGATTGCGACCATGTCGGCGTACCCCAGAAGCTCCTTGACCACAAGCGTAGCCAAGCCCGATACGAGCCGCAGGTTCGTTGGCACCCACGCAACCATCCGAGACAACCTGCAGCTTGACAGAGTTGGGATCGACTGAAAGAATAGCTTGTCTTTACGCGAGAAGAGCTTTCGACGTTACACGTTTCAAGAGCTTAGTCGGGCGTTTAGCCAGACTCTTTCACATTGCTTGGCCTTATTCCGCAGAGAAGCTCTGCGGTCCTACGTGCGCAAGCGCACTCCGGCCCACAGAGCTTCTCTGCGGCTGATTCAGGTAAAGACATTTATTCATGTCAACAACAGGGGCAGATCCAAGACTCGCATTAATCTCAAGTCTGGATCTGGCTTCCTGTCGTATCGAATTCTCCGGGCGTCCCGTCGTCCTTCTTTGCGGAGGGCGTGTGCCACCTCCCAAGCCAACCGCTGACGATCCCGATCCACCTATCGGTTCAATGCGTCACGCGATTACCAATGCCTGGCCTGCATTTCGGGTATTTAGACCTGAGGAAATTAAAGATTGGCACACTGATGGGATATTCAAGGATCTAGTTAGTTTTGAACTAGAGCTTGCCGCCATTTGCTCGCTTGTGGTAGTTGTCCCAGAAAGCGAAGGATCCCTCGTTGAGCTGGGGGCATTCTCGCAATCGCATGAACTAAATGAGAAATCTATTGTCATCTGCTCCAGTCAGTTCGCACAGGACGCTTCGTTCATTAATCTGGGTATTTTGAGATTCCTTACCGCAAGGAATAAAAGTAGAGTAAAAACATACCCTTGGGATATAAAACGGCCAGATTCTATATCCTCTGAACTTGTTGATGATGTGATTTCAGATATCAAGCATGAACTAGACAAGTTGCCCGCCAGTCAAGTTCTGAAGATGAGTCAGCGAGCCCACTCTTCAATTGTGATATGCGAATTATTAAGGTTTTTTGTTGCCCTAAGGAAGATGTTCAAAACCCGTGCTCTCCCTGATGGTCTGATGCACGCGCAACTGCAACAATCGACCCATGAAGCAGCAAGACCTTGGCCTGAACATGTGCACCCGGCGCACGCGCAAAGCGGTGTT